ACTTAAATGTAGGTGAACGTTCCCAATCTTGTGGGCTAGTACCAAACTCTGGGTGACCCCAATCTTTTTCTTCTGGCTCATAGCGTGTCCATTCATTGTCTTCTTCAACCAAACACATGGTAAAGTCACTGCTCTTACCGTCAGTGCTACCACCCCAGTTATCAAGATCTTCACCGTCATAACTTGCGCCTGTAACGATTTCTTCACCGTCAACTTCATCGTAGTGAAGTGTTAGTTTAGTGATGTCAAATGGCGATTTGAGTTCAATATCAGCTTCAAAGAAAGTGCCTTTTTCGTTGCTGTTTCCAACAAATACGATCTCGCCAGGTTCACGCATGTTGATCCATACTTCTTCACCCATACTCCATTCTGGACTTTCTTCACCACCATCTAAGTCTTCTAGGCTTTTTTCAAATATAGTTTCGTCTTTTTCGTCCGTGATCTGTAGTGTACCAGCGTTACGGGCAACACCGTTAACGTGTGCCATATCATCACACTCATACCAACTACCTGGAGGGAACGGCATCATATCTGGATCCAGTCCCATGTCATCACGCACAGTATCTTCATCACTCCAAGCGATTTCACTGATGTCAACACTGTTGTCCATACAGTAGTCCCATACTTCACGGCTGACTGTGCCCATGACTTTTTCACCACCATAGCCCCACATTGAAATCTTGTAGGTGCGTGGTGTGAATTTTAATGTATCAATTAACTTCTGTTGTTCTATTTCTTTCTTAGTGGGTTTCTTAGTTGCCATGGAATTTCCTTTCAAGTAATAGGATGATATAGACGAATGCCAGTAAGTGTGCCAAGTTATACATGCCCACAAGACTTAATAAGATGTAAGCGACGACAAAGAAGAATATACGCAGATCATGATTCTCTGGTATACGCATTTCACGTTTAAATGCTCGGAATATCTCTTTGATATGATGCCATTCGAACTTGATGCGTTCTACGAAATTTAATACCGAAACTTTAATATTGGCCCAGATGTTCTTCACGGTTGCGATCCTTTCATGTTTAGTTGTATTATATAGGATTTATTAGAAAATGTCAATGACTTGATGTTTATTAGCACGATCCTTGGCATCTAATAATTGCCTTTGACTTAATCCAAATTTTTGGTAACCTTTGCTTACCATACTGTAATATCCAAGACTTGGAGCATGTCCATGTTCTCTGGGATTCATGATATAGGTCATGGCGATATAGTTTATGTCCTGATGGACTGTGACCTGTTTCTTGTGGTAAAATTCTGGATAACCTTCTAATAGATCCAGTGATGCTTCATCTGCTGGAGTGATAGTCCAAAGCACACCTTCTACGATATCACCAGGACTAGGCACGATAGTAGCATAGCTCTTGAATTCTAATCTATAGTCTGGTAGTATAGCTTTGCCCATGGGAACGGCCGTTGGGCAACGAACAGTCATCTGCTCAACATTGGTATTCATGCCATAGGCGAAATACAACTTGTTTAAAGGTTTACTGCTAGCCAACTGTCCTTACCTCCAGTGTAAAATATATGGGTGCCGTATTGGGCGATTCGCTTGTTATCGTCTCGCCATTTTGGATCAACATATTCAGCGTGATAGAACAAGGCCCGATCTAGCTGGCGTATACGCATACCGTTATCAATTACAGTGCTGACTGCTAGTTTAGCTTCGTTCCAAAGTTCACCTTTGGGTTCTGTATAGGCTCTGCTGTCACGTGTCCATGAAAACTGTTTTGGAGCATAGACTACTGAGCATATATTGTGGCCCCAATAGCCAGTTTTCACACGATTTAGTGTGGTTTGTGCTACTGCTATCTTGCCCACGGGTTCTTCTGTGCCTGCTTCATAGAATACATTACGGGTCAGACAATCTAATTCTTGTTTGCTTAATTTTACAGGTTTTACCTGCTCGAAAATAGGCTCTACAGTGGCTTGGGTTTGGACTGTAAGAGTTTGGCTAAATTGGTGTAGTTGTTGTAATACGAAATACACTGCTACTAATACCACAAGAGTCATAGTTCTAGTCATATTAATACCCCCAAAATAAAAACATTATAGCATCTTTTGGTTGATTTGTCAACCTAAACTGATAAATAATAATAACTATTATAGGAACTAAAACATGGCTATTCTTTACAAATTAACCGTAACTAACCCAAATTATACATTTGATTTCAGTTCACCTGATCAAGTGGATCTCAATGACATTATCCAAGACTGGCCACCACAGGTCATCAACAGTGACTGGATCAAAAGTCTTAAGCAAGTGGCTACCACTGTCAATCCACCAGATGCTCCACAGAATCAAACCACATGGACTATTTGGTTTGCCAATGATGCTGAAGCTATTGCTTGGATGAATGCCAATAGATTATCACCAGATCAAAGAGCCGCAGTCACCGAATGGAAAAATGCCCATAGAATTACTTTCACAGAACAATGGTATCAAATTCCAGAATACGCTGCACCGGTGATCGGATTATTTGGTTAATCGAACCCTAAAAAAAAGCCCCAGAACGGGGCTTTTTTATTGGTCCAAATTTCTTGGACTATTAGATTGCGAACATCTTAGCACGTGAACCGTTTACGTCACGAGCAGAGATTCTGTAAGCAGTATTACCGCTTGAGTTCTTAACTGTTTTAACAACTAAACCAGCTGAACGTAATTCTGAAATACGTGCTGTTAGTTTAGCGATGCCATAGTTAGCTTGCGCTTGTGCTACAGATAGTGTACGACCTGTACCACGTAAGTGTTTTTCTAAGAATGAAGCTTGATTTTTAACTTTGTTCAAGTTAGTTGTTTTACGTTTTGCCATTACTAGTTTCTCCGTTGTAAATAACATTTCAAAAATTGACATTTCTGTCCTTTCATAAAAGCTGACAACCCATCAGCGTTAGTATTATAATAACACCTGCTTAATGATTAAGCAATGATTAATTTAGCCAAAATTTAATACAAATTGATTCCTGAATTCAGGGCTAAGGAAATATTCACTGTTGTGTTCCAATCTAGGTCTGAGTATTTGGTACAGCTGATCGAGATCCATTTGGACCAAGCGATCGATTTGCCCAACTGCTGATGTTATCCTCGTACGTGGATCCTGTATGGTGTCATAACTATGATCGACGACATCATCAAAAGTATCTATACCTATGTCTCTTAGGAACTGCACGCTACCTGGTGCAGATACCAGCACAAACAGTTGACCTGCTACGATAGGTTTAAAGGTCTTTTCACTGAGCATGGGCCTAGATGGTTCTATACCTGTTTCAGTAACTAAATTGATATAGCTGGATTGGAACGCTGGGTGGTTGACAGTCACATCGATACCAATGGTAGTGTCAGTGTCTATAAACTTGACATCACGGTCCAACTGACGGAATTCTGCTAGTTCTTTAGGAGTCAACTGCCATTCACTGACGTGATCATCAAAGTAAGCCCTATTACCAAATGTAAATACCATGTCTTTGAACCAAGGACGATCCTTTAACAATAGATAGGTCAAGGTACGATGATTCTTAAAAGTACCGTTGAGACAGCTGACTGGATAGCGTTTTGGTTGATCGGAAAAATAGTGATGTTGCATGGGCCAGGCTGGAGCATGTGGTCGGCTCATCCAAACAGCCCAAAATGGAAAGAATTTGATCCGCGGATCGGTAGGAGGTTCACGATGGTACTTGAACAGTCCCGATATGATGTACCAAGGACGTGTTAAATCCAATTTCTCTATTATGGCCAACTGACGGTCAACATCTACAGCATTATGGGCATAGTCAAAGATCACATGTGTGATGTCATCAGTGATCAGCTGGTTGATATCAGCTGCTGTTGGATCGATGTTATCTTGTATGACCAAGCTGGTCGAGGGTAGATACTTACTGTAGAGATATTCGAATAGAAAAATCGGAAATTCTATGACCTTGTAGCAGTCATCTTGTTTAACCAGCTGTCGCACTGAGGAATCTACCTAAGATAATACCATAAGTGCCATCACGACCGTTGGTAGTTTCTAACACTGTGTAACCTTTGCTGATCAAGTAAGGAACTGCTGCACCACCTTTACCTTGATAGGTATCCCAGCCCATGTCAAACCAAGTGTCATCTATAGCGATGATACTGTTGGCTGTGGTCTTGGCTTCTATCAACACTGCCTGGGCCACATGTGCGGCTTGGCTTTGTAAGTTAGTCATTTCAACATTATATCGTTCACGATATTCTTGTATCTGTACTAGTGTCCAGGCTTCTGTGGCCATAGGATGCCAATTCCAATCAAAGTTGTCCAGGTAGGCAATGCTGATGTCCAAGGGATAGTTAGGTATGAAGTCTTCACCTCGTTGACAGATAGCTGTTATGCCCTGTGCATTAAGTGCCGCTACTTGATGTCCATTGATATCACAAGTAACGAAATTGATCGCCAACTGTTGTGCTAGGTCATGCAGATATTGTGTCGATTGATCATCACCTGGACGGCTTGATCCAATTTCAATTAATCCGCCCGTGACTTGTCCTAGCCGTGGTACGTATTTGTGTATGTTTTTATAAATCTGCCCCATTACTTCTTCTTGCCCTTGCGTAGATCACCTACAGCTATAGCCTGCTTGCGTTGTAGTTCTTGTGTGACATCAATGTCATGGGCGATGGACTGTTGACCTTTGGTTAGCTCAACAATCTTTTGCTTGGTATCGTCATCGGTTTTTTTGATCTGGTTGATCTGTTTCTGTAGCTCATCTATAGCACGTCGGCTTTGATCTAAATCATAGTTTACACGTATCAATACCGCTAGGAATATAAATGATATGACCATGGCGAAGCCAAATAACACATAAGATGTTTGTTTACTCGTCAAATTGATGCTCCTTTAATGTATCAAAAGTTATTTGTTTGGCACGTTCATCTAGTTCACGATGACGAGCATCATCTAACAATGGCAGCAGTGAATTCATGGTTTTGATCAACATCGCTTCACCTTCTTTGGTTAGATGACTATAATTAACTGCTACACAACTGTGATAGAAATAATCTTTGTTACTGATTATAGCATCGATACTACCATTGATAATAGTCTGGACTTCGGCCACTGTAAATGGATTTACTCCAGCATCCTTTTTTGCCATTATAGTTTTTCTCCTGGTTCGAATCCACGGAAACGTAAAAATCTTGGGAATCTTAAACTCCATGTCGCCTCCGAGTCTTGGCTTTTGGTCGCAGCGTCTGCTCGGACTTCGACGATCTGTCCCACGACCTGTTCGCGAGCCAACCAATAAGCATCACGATTGCTGTCGCTAAACCCAGATCCAACATTAACTCTGATATTTTTTCCATTATCTACTCCTTCACAAATAAGTGCACCTAGTTTACCCACATTACGTCCTGTACCTTCTTCAACGCCTACCACTGTCAGACTGACTTCGATATACGGTTTCATTTTCAACCAATTGACTGTGCGTTTACATTCATAAACAGCCAATGGATCTTTGATCATGATACCTTCATAACCACCTTCTACAGCATCATGATTGATCTGGCGGAAACGATCACGACCGGACGGAGTATCGAGATCTACTAATTCCTGACCCACTATAGTAATATTAGGCATATGATCAGCGAATTGTTTGTACCAATTTATCAAGGTAAAACTGCGATCATGTTGTTTATAATCACCTAGCCCACGTTGGAACTCTTTCAGGGTTACGATATCAAACAGATGCAGCACAGCATCATTGGCATCAACATCACTCTTACGATGTACCATTTTCATGAGGTCTTGGAATGTCGCTGACATTATCTCACCATCAAGTACCACAGGTTCTGTAAAGAAGCGTGCATGTTTGGCTATCTGTTGTTTGATATGTGGGAAGTTTACCAGCTCTTTACCATTGCGGCTGTATTGATCTACATGCCCACTCGGATACACTATAGTGATAACACGGACACCATCTAGTTTAACTTCGATTAGTTTAGCACCAGCTACTCTATGTTCATGGTTAGCTGAATCATGTGCCAGCTGGCAGGTAAAAACAGGAATTTCATACTGTGGTTTTTTGGCTTTCTTGATCACGCTGTTGACTGTTTTCTCACTGACCCCACAGCGTAGATCTTTGATCAGTATACGTCGATACCAATCGTTCCATTGTGTAGCAGTAGCATTCATGCGTGCATGTGCTATAGCTGTTTGTGCGGCATTGCCTGTGAGCTGTCTCGAGCTCAATGCGTCTGTTAGCTGTTTGAAAGTGGTCCAGCCCACACCACGGCCATCACCTGTTTTAGTGTCTATCTGTTTAACGCCAAAGGTAATCATAGGATCTAGTGCCAGTTTACAACCAGCAAAGAATTCATTGTTCTCTGCCACAGCTTCTCGGGCGATGATCTTTTCTTTGACCAGACGACTGTTATCAGCTTCTAGTTCTTGTATTATATCCCATGGATTATTCATTATAACCTTCCAATCTTATTTAAGAATTTCTTATCACCAAATTTAAAATTTCTGCACCAAGACCTAGTGGTTTCATGTATGCTAAATTCTGGACACACTTGTTCTACATACTCTAATGCTTCGATAGGATCAGGGTGAGGATCTCTGACACCTTGCCCCCACTTGGGTCCAAAATCGCTGGGCTTGTTGTTCCAATTTTCTTTTTTAAATATCACTTCCCATACGCTAGGAGCGATACTGTCTAACACAGGTTGATATAGTTTAGCTACATCTTGGTTGTCACTGGCCTTAGATTCTGCTAGCTCAGATGCATTTACTATAGGCAACATGGCTAGGAATCTATACTTAACACCCCAATGGTCCAACAGATCTTTGGTCGCAGATATAGTGGCTAGATCACGTATCAAGTAACCACGTTCACAGGCAAATTCACGTGTGAACTTTTCATCATAGATATAATGATGATATACCGTGCCTTGCCCTATCCAACCGCCTTTGGCCTGTACATAACGATCTTCTCTGCTGACACTGGTCCACATGATGTAAACAGTATCTTCGCTGGTAAACTTTCTACGAGCATGGCATTCAACTAGACTGTTAAAAATATATTGGTTGCCAGAGCCTGGCCTCGCCCAATTTTCATAGTGGGTGAATTCACTGCCTATGATATCCGCCCAAGTTGGCCTAGTTTCACTAGCAGTAAAGCTACAACCAAAGGCAAAAAATCTAGAATGTATCATCGTACCTCAGCGATATGTCTACAGTTTTTCCTATAGGTAAAACCTGGACATGTACAATTATACTGGCCTTTTTGTCGGATTACAAGATATTCATTACCTTTTGAACCCTTGATGGTCCATTGACGATAGTCTGGGTCTATTTTTACTGTAGATTTATGGCCTGCTAGGTCTCGGATCCATAAGATGTTTTTCTTATGCAAGATACTGAATCCGTTTGGGTGATCGGGATTGGTGACTGCTATTTCGTCTGGAGTTAACCATTTGATCGTGTTGAGCTGTTCACCAGAGATCTCATGCTCAAGATAACTATCTGCACGGTGATAGCTGGGCTGATACAAGCGTGTTCTAACAGTAATTTGACTCAAAATAGACCTTTCTAACCAATTTATACAGCTATTATACAGTCTTTTGGTTAAAAAGTCAATGGATTTTATGGGTGATTTGCTTTGTAATCGTCAAATTCAGCTTTGAGCTCTTTAATGGCAGCGACCAATATAGCTATCATATTGCCTTCTGCGATACCTAAAAATTGCTCTGGAGTACCATCAGGCAGTGTAGTTTGATTGGTTTTTACTATAGAATCGACATAAGGTTTATCTGCTAGAGCGATCTGCACTTCTTGGGCCAGAAAACCAGGTTGTGCATTCACTAGATCAAAATTATGTACAGCATGAGGTTTCCAATTGAATGTCACAGGATTCAATGATTGTACCACTGAAAGAGCATTGGTTATTGGTGATACATTGGTTTTATAGTTTTGATCTGATGTGGCTATCGTAGCTGATGTAGCAAAAATTTGTGAATTAACTTGAAGTTTGTAAACTCCGTTTGTGGTCGTATAACCTATTAGAACATTACCACTAGGGTCTATACGCATACGTTCTGCATTTGTTGTTCCAAATGCAATACCTTGATTAGCATTAATGGGATTAAATTCAATATATCCCATATCTGTAACGTCAATTCTTTGTTGAATTCTAGTAGATGATGTTGTCCAATCAGTTCCGTTAGCATTTCTATACTGATAAAATCTTAATGGAGAACCATTGCTATTTGTTACTGTAAGTCTTTGTAATTCAATAGAATTTCCAGATATAGTTCCTAAAGTTCCACCGAATACCTCTACTTTAGCAGCAGGACTTGTACCAATCCCTACATTACCACTAGAGTCTATACGCATACGTTCTGTGCCACCAGTAGCAAAAACACTGTAAAGACCATTTATTTGGATTGGTAAATAGGCACTTTGGGCAGCATTAGCACTGTCAATATACGCACCACCAGCACCGGACGTATAACCATACATACGAAGCATACCTGTAGCACCAGACGCAACAACACCCGCTGCTCCATCCGCTGTAACTATGCCCAATTTTCCGTATGTGCTTGGAGAGCTGGTGCCAATCCCTACATTCTGTGATGTATCTATGGTAACAGCAGTAACTCCAGCATTTGATTGTAACAACAAAGGTGTGAATGCCGCTGATGTAACGTTGGCTGCAGAAACAATACCAGTACCTACGGTAAGCCTACCACCTATGTTTAAATTACCTTGGATACCGGCTCCACCAGTGACTAATAATGCTCCTGATGTGGTTGAAACTGACACAGTGTTACTGGTAATAGTTAAACTGTTGGCAGTAAGGTTAGCACCAGCTGTTGATGCTCGTAGCCAAGCGCCTTTGGTACTGTTATAGGTAAATGTTATACCATTCACTGTGGCCAATTGATTGTTTACTGGACTGCTGGGAAATGCCATTATACTCTTCCTATCACTACTTCAATGGTCAGCACTTCATTGGTAGTGATTTCTTCTAGACTTTTACCAATGACGCAACCTGGTTTATATTTCTTATAATTTACTCGTTCTGCCACACCTGATGTAGCACTGCTGACCAATAGGTCACCTTTGGCCACTGGGCCACGTACACGGCACGGAACACGTCCTTGCAGTGCTACAGGTAAACCTGGACCATGATCATTCATTAGATAAGCTGGATTAGTAGATATCACACCAGCTATCCTAGTGTCATGGCTAACAGTACTTATGGTTATTTCTTTGGCTCCGCCAAATATGACTACAGTACCTGGATCATAGTCACTGTCACTGATATATCTTTCAGCTAGGTCAGCGTACTGTGCTGATGTGCTTTGTGCATAGACTATATTAAAACCTTGTCCTACTGAGCCAATATTACCTACACCTGCAGATCCACCGTTGACTATAGCTGTCAAAGGACTGCCTGTGATAGTATGCTGTCCTGATGTGAAAGTTCCAGAGACTGTGCCAGTGCCTAAGATACTGAGAGTAGTACCTTGTACAGTGGCCACATTGGTATTCATAGCCACTGATGTTATATCAACCCATACGTTGTTGGTACCGTCATTGATATACATGAATTCAATATCAGTGCTGGTGTCGTACCAGATATCACCTAGGCTGGGATTGCTAGGAGTGCTAGATGCTTGATTGTAGTGCAGCAGGCCAGTCAATGGTTTACCATTACCGTTAAACAAGCTGGCGTTGACCGTGCCAGCCCAGATGTTGTTCCACCAGTTGCTGACGCTGCCTGAATTGGCAGTTAAATTGCTGTTAGGTGCTACTGTGCCTGTGGTGGTTATACCACCAAGGGTGATTGGATCATAGATGACATTAGCACCAGTGAGTGCCATGGTACCACCAGTGGGTTCACCGATGTTGCTGAACAAGTACCAGCTGTTGGTTGAATAATCACGCACCAGTCCTGTGTGTACATAGGTATTAGCTGGACCACCGATGAAGTGTCCATAAAAACCAATGTCGTAATTGTATGGATAGGTGATGTTACCTGATAGATATAATAGGTGGTCGGTAACTGTTAATGTCTGATAGGTAGCAGAAATGATATTAGCCACATATAAGTTACCACCTACACGTAGGTCTTGGCCGATGCCCACACCGCCTGTTACTACCAGAGCACCACTGGTTGGTGATTGTGTATTCAATCCACTGGCAACGTTTAGATTACCACCTGTGTATATGTTACCACCGATACCCGCACCACCTGCTACTACCAGCGCACCAGATATCGTGCTGGTCGACGGTGTGGTGTTGCTGATGTTGGCACTTTGGAAGTTTAAAGCCGTGACAGTAGTTGGCACCCGTACCCAAGCACCTTTACTGCTGTTATAGGCATAGTTTATACCGTTAACATACGCGGTCTGTCCATTGGTTGGGCTACTAGGGAATGCCATTTAAAATCTTCCTATGGAAATTTCTATAGTTTCTACTACTGTAGAACTGATCTCACCAAGGCTTTTACCTATGATACAACCTGGTGTAAATTTATTTACATCTAATCTTTCAGCTACGCCAGCTAGACTGCTGGTAACCAATCTATCACCTTTGGCTATCGGACCCAGGACCTTGCATGGCACACGTCCTGTCAAAGCCACTGCTGGACCATCGATGTCAGCATTCATCAAATGTGCTGGATTAGTTGATACCACACCCGCTACCGCTGGATCATGACTGACTGTGCTGACCGTTACTTCTGCTGAGCCACCAAACACCAATACAGTGCCGGGTGCATAAGCTGCATCAGCTGAATATTTTTCAGCCAAGTCGGCATATTGTGCCGTCGTGGCCAGAGCAAAAACAGTGTTGAATGTTTTTGATGCGCTGCCAATGTTGCCCACACCACTGGTACCACCATTGACGATGGCAGTGGGTTGGTTAGTGGTATTGACTGTTAGTGGTCCTGATGCTGTTACGTTAGCGACCACGTTACCTGTGACCGTTACCGTATTGGCAAATGTAGCATTTTGATTGGTGTCAAAGGTTACAGCAGTAACGCCATTGTTGGTTTGGATCACTAGCGCACCGGAAGTATCTGCGGTGTAGGCTAGCCCTGTTGCTGTTGTTGTACCTGCTGATAAGAAACTCATATTATAATTCCGCCGACGCTGTATAGTGTACACCGTAGACACTGTCTGTTGTTGAAGCTACGTTGTTTAATGTAACACGTAAAGAAGTTGAGCTGACTGTGGCCACTGACGCAGACAAATTACTGCTGCCGGTGTAATTTCTAATAGCCAATGTTATATTGCTGCTGCCTGTGTCAGGATTGTATAAGGTAATCGCTGGTGTGGTTCGCATGGACACAGGAAATGCTGATTGTCCTAACTGTAGGAAATTCTGTGCCGCTGGTGCTACTGTAGTGATCGCACCAATACGTTGTATAGTACCTGCTACGTTACCATAGTCATATGACTGTGTGTAATACCTCTGACAATTAGCCAATTCCTGATTATAAAGTCTGCGCTCAAACGGTGTTGCTGTTGAGCCTATTTCTAGCTGGACACCTGTTAAGTAATAATAAGCACCTGATGTAGATACAATATTACTACTTCCTGTTGCACCTTGATAATTTCCAACTACCCAAGAGCCTGGAGTAGTATTTAATGAGGCTCCATTACCTAAGTCTAATATCACAAATAAACCTGTTCCATTAGTAGTATTTTGTGCTCCAGTTGTTAGTCCAGGAATTGTTACTGTAATAAATGTCCATATATTAGCTGACGGAATAGAATAAGTAAAAGCATAAGAATAAGAATTGCTTTGATTTTGCAATGCTCCGCCAAACGTTCCTGTTTTTGAACAATAGACCCAAAATGATAATGTAACAGTTTTTGCATTTGCCGTTCCATAAGCTAAATCAGCTATATTATATCCTTCTATTTTTTGTTGAATACTTACAAAATTAGAACCGCTCGGAGTAGCTGCAGCAGTTACTGTATATCCTACATAATTAGTAAAACCAGCAGGTGGTGTAACCGAACCAGCATTTTGTTGGCCTGTAAGTGTGCCAATAGAATTATAAAATGTCCATCTATCAACTACAAAAACACCATTACTCGAAGTTAAAGTTAAACTAGCGCCAGCGTTTCTCTGGTCTATCCTCATATCACCATTTATAATACGGTTCTTTAGCACATAAGGTGATGCTGCACTTGTTTGTACCGTGCCGTCACTAAATGCGAATCCATTTGATCCATTGACTGTCAGGTTACCTGAAATCCTAACATTACCTACTACATCTAGGTTATAAGCTGGAGTGCTGGTACCGATGCCCACTAGGCGACCGGTAGCTGAGTTGGTCATACCAATCAGTATGTTACCATCAGATTGCAGTTGTAGGTTCCCAGTGACATCACTGTAGTATGTCAGTGTTCCTGTGCCTGTAGTTAGTGTATTGATATATGACATTTGATTAAGTCCATGAACCAATTGATGTTGAGGTTAATGCTGTGAACGCATTAATAGCCGCAACTCTCATATATGATCCAATGGTTATAGTTGATGTACCAGTTGGACCAGCAGTACCAAATGTAACCTGTGGATTGAAGTTACCAGCCGTAGAAGTTGACAGTATACCTTTAATAAGATATGTAGAATTTTGTGCTGTAGTAATAGCACCAGTCATGATGGTTGCTGTACCAGCTGGAGTTGTAAAAAAGGTACCGTCGACCACAGATGCTGTTGCTGCTCCATTAGTTATTCTTGTAATTTGATAGCCAACGTTAGCCAATGTACCTGAATATGTATGGCCAATATTTTCTGTATGTGATGTCGTACCAGAAGTTACCAAGTTAAATTGTAGTTCAAATTCATAAGTAGTGTTTGCAACTAAAGCTACACCATTGGTTAACCCAAACACGCTTTGTGCAGTAGTAACACCTGAATTTAAAGTTACAGTAGTACCTAATATATAAAATTGATAAGCTGGTACCCTGCCAGCTGCCCCGCTGGCTGCATAATTAAGCATGTAGGCATTGGGATCTAATGACATTCTAAGAACACCAGGAGTGTACCAACGGAAGGCGCCACTCTGATTGTCTATCTGCCAGTTTTGTGTGGTGTTACCATTGAAGAATCCAATCCTTGGAGTAGTTGGTGGGGATCCAGCATTACCAATAAATACACCCGGTGATGTAGTATTTTCATTATAGAAACCATTGCTCTGGATTGATCCATTGACAACAGTTATATTACCGGATGGCACAGTGATAGTACCAATGTTAGCAGTGGTGATATTAGCAGTACCAATGTTAGCAGTGGTTAAGGTAAGATTACTAAAGGTAAGTGGTCCAGTATAAACAGTAGCGCCAGTGACTGTGAGATTACCGGCAACGATATTACCAGTTACAGTTTCGTTACCTGGGTTAGTTATACCTGCTGATCCGTCTAGTATTAATGTCATAATGTTAAAATATCAAATGTCTCGAACCCGATGCTATGGTGATGCTAACACCAGATTGTATGCTTATTGGGCCTACTGAATGTGCTGATGAACCAGCTGGTATCACCACATTTGCCGTTATTAATAAGTTATTTATAAACACACCGTTTGTGGCCGTAACAGTCGTGGCAGTCATCGTTCCAGAGACGTTAGCGTTACCAACAACAGTCTGTGCGCCTGTAGTCAATGGGTCATATATGGCTACACTGCTGGGTACGTTTACTACACCACCGCTGGGTTCAGCTACATTACTGAACAAGTACCAACCACCTGACAAGTAGTCACGTACCAATCCAGTATGTATATAAGTGTTGGCTGGCCCACCTTGATAGTGTCCATAAAAGCCAATGTCATAATTATATGGATATGTTATATTGCCTGACAGATATAATAATGAGTCAGTGACTGTCAGCGTTTGGTATGTGGTAGAAATGATATTGGCCACATATAAGTTACCACCAATGTATAGATCTTTGGCCACACCTAGGCCACCACCTACTGTCAGTGCGCCTGTTAAAGGGCTGATAGCGTTGGTAGTTGGTGTTAATGCCAACTGTGTGGCGCTGAATGAAGCGATGTTAGCACTGTTTATCGATATGTTGGCAAAACTTGGAGTGACCGTGATGTTGCTAGGGCCACTTAATATAATCGATGGTGGAGATACCAGCACACCTGTTAGTTGGCTGCCGTTGCCTTGGAAATAGCTGGCTGATATATTAGCTGAAACGTACAATCCACCTGTGATGGTCAGGCCATTAGCACCCCATGATCCTATGGTGCTGCCGCCGATAGCGATATTGACATTAGGACTTAGTGCCGTCACACTAGCACTGCCACTGATGATCTGATTAGGTGCTGTAGCATTGGTCAATGCTACAGATGTTATGTCAACCCAAGCATTGCCACCTGCGGTACTAACATACTCAAATATGATGTCAGTACTGGTATCATACCAGAAACTGCCCAATGGTGAGCTTGGTGGTGCGGCGTTTGAAACAAAAGTCACATACCCTTGCAGCAAGGGTTGCCCATTAGCCAATAGATAATTATTAGATAATATATTACCAGCATTGAGATTATTTGACACTGTTACAGTGTTTGATGTTTTGTTAAAGGTAAATGTTGGAGAACCATTTAATAAACTTAGATCATTGAACTGTACTGATTGATTGGTACCACCCGCGGCATTTGAACTGAAAGGATTGACGAATGTTAAAGCAGTATTGCCTAGGAATATAGGATCTAATGTGGTCAATCGCCATTCTTTACCGCCATTGATCGCACCTGCTTCAACTACAGTACGCAGTCCGCTGCTGACAAAAATGTTTTGATTAGCGTCAGGTGCACGTACCCACCAACCATTGCTGCCAGTACCTGAGTATAATACCCAATAGATACCATTTTGTGTGGCATCACTTTGATCTTTGACCAGGATACGCATTTGATAACTTAAGGCTATACCATCTAGCGTGCTTGGTTGCGTATTACCTACTATAAGGTTACCGACGTCAGATCCTGTGGTAGCGACCAGCACGGTTTGCTTGTAATCGGTGTCATAGATCTGACTGTATTTTGGTCTGGTTAATGCCATTGAATTCTCGTGTTATTGTTGTATTTATCAAAAAAATAGGACCCTAAGGTCCTATTTCTTTTAAAACCATGTTACGATTATGCTTGTGATTCGTTCCATTGTATTTGGATTTCTCCGCTGGCATTAACACCTGGTGTTGGCACAAGAGCTGTGATGTTAATTGCTAACAACTCTGGACCATCTGGATAGATGTTATATCCTGGGATACCTGAATTACCTAGCTGTTTAACTGAGCTCAAGTCTAGCTGTCCTGAGTTGGTATAGTTAACTGGAATCGCAAAAAGACGTTCACCGCCTGTGGCAAATTGTGTGCCTGAGGTGTAAGCAATACTGCTGCTGGTTCCTGTAATATTACCTGGAGCTACTTGCGTATAGCTTGGCTGTACAGCACTTGAAGGATTAGACGAGGCATTGTACGGACTGTTAAACAAGAAGTTAAATGTAGTAGTTGTTGTACTTATGTTGTTGGGATTTAGAATACCTTCAACTAGGTAACGTGCACCTGTTGTAGTAGAGATATTAGCGCCAGAGAAGTTAACGATCATGTTTTGTAGGATCAATTGCGCACGATTTACAAGATCTCGTGTGCCCAATTGGCCAGGAATCTGATTACTTACTGACGGTGCTAGTCGCATAGCAAACGCTGTAATAGTTGTGTTACCTGCAGCTAGTCCTGTTGGGAAAGCCACATTAGCCACTGAGTATGTATAAGCATAACCACGGTCAGTGTCAAACCCACCATCTAGTATAACTGCTGAACCCCAATGGTTTAGACTTGGAGCATTAGTAGCTGAAATCACACGCACCGAAACGTTAGCTTGGTGACTTGATGCTGATCCTGCTGAGAATGACTTGTTCGCAGAGTCTTGGAACAAGTTAAATGTCGCAGCACGAGTTACCCCTGTCACTGTAGCTGGAGTTACGTTACCTACAGTAGTACCTAAGGTTATACCTGTACATTTCATGATCTCGTTGTCAATCAACACATAAACCGGACTTGCTGGGCTTGGTGTTGGGAACTGTGTAGCATCAATGATAGTAAATGTTGTATCGCTAGCAGTGATACCAGTATAGTTCAAAGCTGAACTGTTGCTGTTCAAGATTTGATATGGTGTGTCATTGATAGCTTGATATCTCGCTGGCAAGTTACCTGAACGCATGTATGCTTGATAGTTAGAGTTATTGTTCATGATTCTGTGACAGAATACATAGTTACCTAATGGTCCACGGACACCAAAGTCAATGAAACCAGCACCATACCATGTATATTGGATCATCAACATCTGCATCTTAGTAGGGTCAAGTTTGTAACCACTTGGACCAGTTCCGTCTAAACGGTCGATATTCCATTGGCTCTGTGGATAACGCAATTCAAGTACCTTACTTGGTTGGATACGTACTTGGTTAGTTAAACCACGCCATACTGGAGATATGGTTAGTGTATTGTTGTCGATCACGCTGGTAACTGTATGCGTCATGCCACGCAAGATGATCTTGTCACCTGCTACAAACTGTGTTAAGAACTGGCAAGTACCATCACCTGTACACAAGTTAGTGGCTGTTTCGACTGAAACTGTACCAGTCATGTAGTAAACTGCGGCACGTAACACCACGTTGATCTGTGTACCTGTATTTTCCCAGAATACACCGTTCTGGTCATCAAACAAGCCTGCACGTACTGATGCACCAACCCAGCTGACTGAAATCACTTTGGGTTGATTACCGAATACTGCGGGGATACTGCCTAATACTGACGCTGTGTTTACTGTGAACTGTGTATCACTGTTGACGCCAGT